GGGGGGGGGTCAGGGGTAATACTAGAGTACTTACGTACTTACCCTGACCAAACAAAAAAAATTACACACAAATGAGTCTTTTATATACTCTTGATAATGTCGTGTTTCCTGTAATCAATGGTAGAAGTTTTCCCAATGATATATCCAGAATAAACCCGAGAGATCGGCCTCGATGGAGACAAGCCCGACTTAACTACTTTAACAATATTGTTAAACCATACATGCGAAGACAGAGGGCGGGTGCCCGTCTTTTGGAACAGGTCGCAGAACTTAGACAGCTCGAGAACGACATAACACGGCGTTCGAATGCCCGGGACGATTGGCTGGTTGATGCGGTGAGATACAGCAATCGCCGCGACGCAAATAACGCTGTCGCACGAGCTAGATGGAGTAACCTTATCGGGAGGAGCCGAAGACAGTAGGCGGTTAGTCTTGCGCTGTCGCGCGCTTTTTTAATGAGATTGTTGCGGGTGTGGTGGTGATTTAAATGGTTATTTTATAACTGATCGTCCTCTTTTAGCCTCTTGGGTATATCATTGTTGCTTAACGTGCGTGTTAGTAGTGACATATGATTCACCTCGGGTTCAGATTGGCTTACCATGGCGTTTGGGTTTCGCATGGCTACGTTGCGCTGTAAGGCTGCACGGGCTTCGAGGACATGGGGTTTAAGACTCTCTTGAAGCGCGGCTTTAGTCACGGTTCCGTTCGCAACAATAATGTTTGGATCTGGGGCGCCGGCTACTTCGTTTTTAGCAATCCATTTGCCTGCGATAGAGAGTCCGGTTAATCGAAAGGCTTTGAGCTTGTCGATGATTTGGATGGCGAAATATCCTGCGCGTGGCTTGAACCATTTCTTCACAGATAACGCCGCTTCCACGGTTGGGTCGGCTCTTGTTAATCCATCGGGGTATACCTCTCTGCATAGCTTTCGCTTAACGTCTCGCTTGGTTCTTTTCCAAGCAGACGATGCAAGAGTAAGGCCGCGACGATTAGTACTAGCACTACTACGTCTTGATTTGAATACTCGTTTCGTTCCATAAGCCATATTTGTATATTGTTTATTATATTAAATATAGTAACGTAGTTACTACCTATTCACACTTTAAATTATTTATTTAAAAATGTGCGATTGTAAATCCGAAACTGGACTTGGAAGTTGGCTTGGCCGTGTAGGATCGTCGAGCGGGGACTTAATGGCCAAGAAGTTTAAATCGTGGACTGGATTAGGGGATTACAAAATTAGCTACAATAGCTTGATCCATGGTTCTAATGACATGTCTCAAATCTACGCTACAACGGACGGCCGTGGGTTTAAGGTTAAATACCGCGAATACCTCGGGGACGTCGCGGTACACCCTACTACCGTAGGTGCTTTTAACATTGCTAAATTTTCGGTTAATCCTGGTGATGCTGTTACGTTTCCTTGGCTTACTTCAATCGCGAATCAATTCGATCAATATGTCCCGATGGGTGTTATTTTCGAATTCAAAACGACGACGACGGACTCTACCACCAATAGCGCTATTGGTTCTTTAATGTTTTGTTCGAACTATGATGTTTCGGATCCAGCGCCGGCTAATAAACAGGAAATGTTGAATACTGCTTACGCCAACGAAACGAAGATGAGCGAAGACACGTTACACGGTTTGGAGTGTGATCCTGCGGAGCTCCAGCGTAAGGTATTTTACACCCGTGGGACGGGCAGTAAGTATGCCAACAACAACGATAGCTCGGATTATGATCTCTGCAACACGTATATTGCGACTCAAGGGGGTAGTTTGCTTGCAAACACCCTTATCGGTTCGTTGTATGTTACCTACGAATTTATGTTTCTTAAACAAAAAATCTGGGGCGGATTACCTAACAAAGGGATGCTTTGGACGGCGTTTGGGAACGTTAACAACGCTGCTGCAAATATTTTAGCCGGTTCCCAGCCAAATATTGCTAATTTAGCGCGTTCTACGCCGGGTGGTTTTACGAATTACACCGCGGGTTTGGATTTGGGGATTACCCATACCAACAACCACACGATTACTTTCCCGCAGAGACTTGCTGGTGCGCTTATTCGTCAAACCATCTATTTCGATAGCTCGACTACTGAAACCCAGGCGTCTGCGGTGACAACGCAGGCTGATTACGTAAACTGCTCTCAATTTACGGCGAAAAACTGGGGTGATGTCGCCTTAACGACCGCGTTTACGGATTGTGGTTGCGGCGCTGGGGCCGGTGTGGTAATTGCGCGTATTATTTGGGAAAACTTTATCCAGATCGCAACACCTTTACCTAGTACAGGTGCTACTTTGATCTACAAGTCTGGGACGCCTCCTTACTTGTCGCCTTTACCGGCGACATTGGTTAGTAATGGGCGCTCGACGGTTGTTTACGAGGTGCTTCCATCATCTTATTTTGATATCAGCTAAATCTTCTTCGTTTCACTTCATCGATTTCTTTTTGAGTGTAGCCACGGCCCCAATCTCCTTCGTCGGACTGCGTTTCATCCATTGGCTGCGTACTCGCTAACTCGACCAACTGGGTGGCTACCTCTTGCTCATCCTTCGCATATTGCGCATGGCTTGGTTTGTTTGGCAAAACCATAGCGGCATGCACCACCGGGTAATCTAAACACATAGGGATTAAAGGTGTCCCATAACGCACGTGTCGATAGCATTTGAATCGGCGCTTCAAAGCTTCTTGGTCTACCTGCATTTGGAAACACTCTTGAATCGTGTATTGGGATGTAACGATAACCTTTCGCGGGCGAATTTGAATGACATTATTCTTTACCTCACAAGGGAATGGGTAATGATCCGTCCAGATCTTGAACATGTGCGCCATGCGCTCACAACATACCGGATCCACGTCTTCGATAATCACAACTTCTTGATCTTCGTAGCCGTCCCACCATTTATTTAACATCTTGATGTAGGCCCCCGGGTACATCTCACGGCTGGTTCGGGATTTCCCGGTGCCGGTTAAGCCATAATGCCACTCCATTTGCTCGAAAGTGTCCGTCATTTTTTGTCTTCGTAAAAATCTTGATCGCACGGCCTCGAGTTTATGCCCGTGTAAAACCTGGGTTTGGGCATCCACTTCCTCGAATCGACCAGCTTGAGCCAGTTCAAGAATGTTGGTCCACCTCTCTTTCTCCATCTCGCCGCCAATCTTCCCACTCGCTGCGCCCTTCACTCCATGTTTTCCCTGCGTTTTGGGATCCTCGGGTGCTTTGCCAAGTTCGACGAACTTTCCATCCTTTTTACAATACACAATTGAATCCATCGGGCTTTTACAAACCTCGATGTGGTATCGTGGCCCGAGTAAAGCTTTAACCGCGTCAAAGCTTGTTGGATGCGCAGTTTGAAGCATCCCTTGCAAATGAGGGGTTCCTTCTTTGCCGACCTCTTCTCCAAACAACATATAGGTCCATTTATTTGGCTGTCGCAAATACTCAATGTCCCCTTTCGCGTAATTGTTTAATGTAAACACCCAGGTACGTGACCGGGTGGGGACCTTTTTACCTTTGGTAAGGGGTGGTGGAGGCGGAATGATTTCCACCTCTGTGTCCGACTCGTCCCACGTGCTCACTGACATTTATTTGTGAGCTCTTTAATGATTGGTTTATACTCCAGAGCAACGTGTGGTCTGGAGTCTGGAGTACGGTACGGGTCGGCCAGTACAGAACAAGAATTCCCGGAATTCTCGGTTTAACGTACATTAGTAATAACGTACGTTTCTTGCGTGCGGTTCCTCGTCTTTAGAACCTGACGGGAACGCACAGGGGGGGGGTCAGGGGTAATACTAGAGTACTTACGTACTTACCCTGACCAAACAA